CACACATCTAGTATTACTTATTCAAACATGTTCAACGTTTCTTATTCCGCTGTTGGCGATGACGGTAAGCAAGCTTCAAAGGAGCTGCTTGCCGCTGTTGTAACCAACATCACGAAAAATCAACTCGACCATGCATTTAAAACTCCCTACCACATGAATGATGAATCACTCAAGAAGTTGCAAAGCTACTTCCCTCACCGTATCATTCATGTCGACCCTGTTGCTGACTTAAGATCAAGTCCGCACCCGATTCTCGCCTCTCTTAACTACGTTTCGAATTCTGAGGCTTGTAGAATCGCCGGTGAGCTCGACGCTGATGGCAAATCAATTATGACCATTGGCGATTCGGTGAATGGTAAAATCCACCATTCCACGCACAACTGTCTCCTTCTGGACGACTGTAGGAATTGTGCGCGTGTTGTCCATACATCACATGACGACACCGAAACAGCTAAACAGCTTAAAAACTTTAGCTTAGATACTAAAACTATCTATGCGCCTTGCCACGCAGGTGCGCAAAATTGCGAACATAAAGCTGATGTCGCAATCGCAGTCCATTCTATGTACGATGTTGGATCACAAGACATCATTAACATATTCGAGAAACACGGTCTCGAGCAACTTTACGCATTTGTCTATGCCCCTAAGATGTTCTTTGACCAGCGTTTGGAGAATTATGATAATGACGTTTTTAAAACCAAAGTCGTTACTGAAAATGGCAAAAGAAAAATACTGTTTAGTCTCAACGATTTTTCTACACCGTACACGCACGATTACCAGAATTGGTTCGATCTGTGCACTACTGGTAAATATGAGACTGAGGATATGTGTATTGCCATGGAATATCAACAAGTTTATGGCCCACTAGCTTGCTTGCATTTTACTCGCACTCGCAAGATAGATGGCGACATCATGATTACATATCCTCTATCCACTTTGATTGGTGATTTTCAATTCGTACCTGATTTAACTGATGCTTTTACACACAATTTCTCAGTACACCAATCATCACTACACCACTTCCTTGTGCCTACGCACGTCATCAACTGTCTTATGTCCTACACACAAAGGCAGACTGATGAAGGTTATAAATACCCGGAACTGGTTGTTGTTGCTAGTGGACTTTTGCGTAGCTTAAAAATTGGTTCTACAGTCTACGCTGATCGTTGGAACGTCTCCGTTCGAGATTTCAATCGTATCACTATCTCATTATTCATACTTGGCGCCATTAATCGTGCTGACCGTACATCTATGGTTAGTTCGGCCTTTCAACATTTAAAGAAATGGCAAAAACACGATGGTATTTGTTTTGAGATTCGTCAAATTTTGTGTAATTTTATGGATAAATTCCCAACTTTCGCTGAAAAACGCGATGTTGCGGACTCAAACCGTATCTGGCATTTTGATATCATTACGCCACAGGATTATTCTATTGCTAAAACATTTAAAGGCAATAACCAATCACTTAAAGCTGCAATCGCAGCCAATACTCCCTTCCAACCCCCAGTGATTGGTGGAAACAATCCCACATCTATCACCACCGGACTCGATTACGATGAAGATGATGAGGATGACTACACATACGGTGCTAATTTTACACTAGGCAACGATCACAAATATGGTATTAATTTTGAACTTGATCGATTTATTCACTCTGGCACTTTGCCACACCACGCTACTTGCACTGCCTTCACCTTTGAAGATGACATGATGGATTATTTAATGATGCAAGAATTAATTAATAAATATAAACGCGTGAGTATAAATACAAATAGAACAAGTACACGCACTGACTCGTTAACCAGCTCTATTGCTGACACTACTTCTGAAGCTGATGCGTTACTTGAAGAAATCAATCTTGTCCTAAACCATATTAAAGAGAATAGTACTGACTCTACAACTGATACTACTTATGCGCCTCCGCAGCCACTTGATGACGAAATAATTGACCTACCATCTTCTGTCACCGCTGCTAAACCAAACACTACAAACGATCCCTTTGAGCCTGAGCAGATTTACACCACTCCTGCTGAATTGTTTGTTACTCGACCTCTCCTCAGTTTTGCTAATCTGAATTTAAACAATGATTTAACGCAAGTAGAGGCAGTTGATAATATCACCGATAATTTAGTATTTGGTCATGATGGCATGCTTGCCCAGTTAATTAGTGCAGGTTTCACTCCTGTTGCTAATGGCACACGTGATATTGACGCACGCGTTTATAATGAGAACACGCCGCGAAATTTCCTACCCGGGCACTGTATTATGCAATCATTTTGGCGCAATCTGCCTGAAACCAATAGACCTGCTCAACGCAGTGTCATTCGAGCCGTTTATCACACACTTTGTGTTATGTATCAAGCTGGTGCTGCTGAGCGTTTGATCAACATACAATCATACATTCATCGAGGCATTTGGAACAACGTTTGTGCTGACAACATTTTATTCGCTTTATCAACTATATATAGCACACGAATATGTGTCATGCGCAAAGAACCGGCTACCGACAAGTGGAAACTGCTTACATCCTACGGCCATGGTAATGAAATCATATTATTTTGGAATGGTCATGATCACTACTCTTCTACACCTAGCGGTGGTACAAAAGCTAAATTCAATGCACTACTGGACAGATTGGATGCTAAAGGCAAATCAATCTTAGAACTCTCTGGTGCACCAGGTGAATTAGCTTATATTGCTGCCACACAATATGGCGCCTTATATAATTTGAGCCACTACACAAAAGGTTTGCCACTCAACACTAAACACTATATGAGTGACAAGAAGAGTCAGTCTAACGGTATTACTACTTATTTAATCGAACGTGATGATAAAACTAACACCGCGATTAATGTTATTCCGTACGATACGTACGCTAACTTATACCGAAAGATTAAAAATAATAAAATTACAGCTGATATCATTATTTGTGATGCCGCCAACGCTGAATGCTCCGAGCATATCATCAAGAACTTTGTAGAGAGTGTCCATGACATTCTCACACCCGGCGTCACCTTTGTCGTTAAACACTTCATACCTATGGCCTGTATAACAAAATTAGGTCTTAGATTTGAGTCTACTGAAACTATTAAAGTTAATGACAACCCACACAGCTGTGAGCGTTACACTATCATGACTTTCTACAACGGCGATAAAATACGCAAACCGGATGACATGAACTTAGAACATAACCCGCTTGAAGAATTCTTATGCCATGCTATAGTTCCGTTTGATAGTAAGAAAATTGGCAGCTTCATTGATTACCATTTTTCTGAAATCAAGAAAGAATTTAAAGAACAATTCGCACACTTACCTAGGCCCAAAAAACTTGGTATTGAATTCGTCGCAGGTTATGCAAGTGCTGGCAAAACAACAAAAATAGTAGAGTACGTAAATAAACATTTTGATAATGTTGTTTTTGTCGCTCCTAGCATCATTTTGTCGCAATCGCACAATATTAAGTTCGGTGTTACTAGTTATACACCACATCTCATCTTTGATTTGAAGAAGAAGCCTGATTGTATAGTTGTCGACGAATTTTCAGTTATGTTTGTCGAATTTCTCGCTCTTCTCAATATGAAATACCCTGAAGCACACATCATCATTTCTGGTGACATTCAGCAAACACCTGCTGTTTGTTATGATAGAACCAAAAATTTTACAACTTTTGCTTCTTTAGGCATAGAAAACAACTTACTCGACGTCTTCGCCGTCCCACAAGACATCGCCACCATGCTTAATCGAAAATTAGGTCTGCTTATGCAAACTAAATCACTTGTTAAGCGTGGCCTTTGCGTGTGGAAAGGTAAGATGGAAGATCTTAAAAACTACCAGTTTATCGTTTTTAATGCCGATTCGCAAAAGGACCTTGTAGCACAAGGTTATAAGTGTGCAACTATTACAACATATCAGGGCTCACGTGAACCTACCGTTGTATTTTACATTGACGACCATGCAGTAAGGTCGCAGCTACTCAATAGAACTGAGTGGATATATACTGCCTTAACTAGAGGTACACACAATCTAGTTCTGTATGGCACCGAAGGTTACATTGAAAAATATTTCAACGTCCACGGTACAAAAATACCTACTTATTCACATTACTCAGAGCTGAACGTCGTTACAGACGTTTTTAATAATTTTGCCGATGAAGATGCGCAACCTGATATGATTGTAGCCGACAAATTAGTTCCCGTCGCGGCCGATCATTGTCCACCAGAGGCTGCAATACAAATTGCTGCCTCTGTTCGTCTTGAGGGTAATCCCGCATACGCACAACATGCTTTCTTACAACCTGTGGAGGTACCTGCAGTTGCAAGCGGCCAGCTTAAAGTAAATGCCGATTTAATCACACCTAAACATCGATCCTTCCGTGGCTCGCAAATTTGCCCTAATATAGCATTTGTTAAGAATCAAGTAAGCAACGACACAAAAGAAACTGTTCGCACGCTTATCACTCGATATTCTAAAACAAATCGTTTATTGAAAGGGAAAAAGTTAGCGATTACCACCGACAAATTGCTACGTGGATTGAGCAAAGCTCTTTATGGAAATGCACGCTCTATAGACAAGCTACAAAAGGATCTATATCATACGCACGATGAACTGCGTAAATGTTACCGTGATTATCTCGAAGCACTGAATAAAAAGATGAATACGAATCAAAAATGCGCTCATGACATTGAGAAAGCCTTTGACCAATATGATGAGATAATAGAATTTGTCAATAAACGTCAAGGCAAGTACAGCGAAGCAGATGAATGGGATACCAGTGATAAATGCGGCCAGGGTGTTGCCTCATTTTCAAAACGTGTAAACCTATTATTATGTGCCTACGCTCGTGCTCTCATAGAACGCATACGTCACATCGCAAAGAAGAACAAGCGTAACATTATTTTCGCAACTCACGGCTCTGATGAAGAAATAAGTGCCGAAATCACGGCTATGATGGAAGAAAAATGGCGTGATGACGAAAAATGGTTCTTAAATGATTTCAGCGAATGGGATTCAAGTTTCATAAACGCTATGTCAGGAATGACTAAACAACTGTGTTTATGGATGGGTGCGCCACCTTTCTTAATGGATTGGTTCACCGAATATCGCACGCATTGGAAACTTGTTTACCATACCAAGCTTGGTAATGCCTCACTTCAGGGGCATGGCAAACAATTTTCTGGTAATCCTTTTACCTTAGCTGAGAACACTTTATGTAACTGCGCTCTCATGTACGTTCTTTTTGATTTTAAAGGCTATAAAGCTGCTGTCTTTAAAGGCGACGATTCATCGATACTCTGTAAAGAGGCTGTTATGACAACTGAAGGCAAAGAACTGCTTAAAGTGACTAACCATAAATTAAAGTTTAATTTGACTGATATCGGTGAATTTGCAGGTTTCTTCATCACCCCATATGGTTTCTACCCTGACCTCGTTCGCCGCACATGCAAATTTCTTGGTGCCACTTATCGTAATAAAGAACACTTTGAGGAATCTAAGATTAATGTCGCCAACGCGCTTAAAGTGGTGAAAAGCCAATATCAAGTAAATCACGGCGCATTGATGAATAGTCTACATTACGGACAAGATCGCTTATCATACGGTAATGCGCTCAACTTGCAAGCTTTCCTTTTTACAGTTCCCGATATTAAATGGGAACAGCTTGTTGAAGTTGTGAAACCCGTTTTGACCAATTAACTTTCCTTAACATTGTAAATATTGTAAATACTTGTAAATTTAAAACGTCTCTTTGAGATGCACTGCTACCTAAGCATTCTCTTTTTCTTGTATATGTTTCACACATCTAATATTACTTATTATTACTATTATGGCTCACTCCGCCCCTAATTCTATCGACCCTGACATGTTTCAGCGAGTGTCAGAAACTGAGGTTCAAACTATCGCTAAAGCAGCACCTTCTCCCGCAAGTGCATTCGTGAAGAAGACTTTGCATCCACCATCCGCCATATCAAACTATGAGGGTATGCCGACTAACGACGCACGCACTCAAGTTGTCACTGAATGGCGTGGTGTTGATTTACTTAATGCACCCACATCACTTGCTAACGGTTTGACCGTTCAGCTCGTGCCTGTTTGGAATGAGTATGCTTTTCTCATCCCAAACGGCGGCCGCGTCAAATACATCGGCTTCGTACGCGATGCGTCAACTGGCATTTGGTATCAAGATCTTGCCAATGTCGGTATCGTTGACACGTACAATTGGAGCAATTGGTATAACGACGCAAATTTATATCGGCCTGCCTATCGCAGCACAACTACATACTTAAACGCAACGATGTTTAACAATGTCGGCATGGTTTCTGGTTGTCAATTCAACCCAAACATTTTATTCTCCGGCACATTGTTATCTTTAGCAGAGCAACACTCCGATTTATTTCGTAAGCTAATTCCTACTCTCGTGCGTGATAAACGCTGCAAAATAATTAAAGGCTCCGCTGCCAGCGATGAGCAACTTTCGTCATGGGCGAAAGTGCCATTATCAATACGTTCTGATATCGCTGACATGCTCGGTTTAAAGACCGACATCATTGATCTGGACCCAAACACTAGTTTTCAACTGCTTAATTTTAACAATAGTGGTGAAGCTGCCAGTGTTGGTAACACCGACTCCTTTATTCCATCTATGTCCCAGATCTTGATGCAATCCCAACGCTCTTATGCCGGTAAAGCAATGGAAGGCACATTTACTGTGCAGCGGCTTAACACCATTTCTCCTGAATGGTTAGCTGCCACGAACACCAATGCCGGCTCCGGCGTCCCAATAAATAAAGGTTTGTATAACTGCACCTCTTATTGGATTGACGCCGTCGGGGTACCACATCAAGTACCCTTTCTCGACTCTGCACCTATTGACACACTAACAGCTGCTGTGCCAGTTTTGAAAGACACCCTTTGGTCTAAAGATATGACTTTTGCCTGGATACATTATAAAGGCATTGCCTTAAATAATTCTTTCACGCCCGAAGTTTCTTCTGAGATTTTAGCAATCAAAACTTACATAGGACTCGAGATCCAACCTGCCAATCGTTCGGCTTGGGCAGGTATGATGCAACTTTCACCGAAACCATCCTTAGAAGCTATGCAGATGCTTATGGATGGATTTTACGACCTCAAAGATTGTATGCCAGCTATGTACAACTTTTGGGGCGTTATAGGTAAAGTAGCCCTACAAGGCTTGAAGACTCTTGGTTCCACTTTGTTGAAGGAAGTAACCAATGAGGTGACCGAACGTCAATCTAACGGAAACAAAACCGTTAAACGCGATAAAAAGGGTGGTGTAATTAAAGCACTCACACAGCGAGTGAATAACCTCGCTGTTCGTGAAGCAGCTGTAGAACAAGCTGTTGCTCCACAACACCCACCCCGGCCACGTCGAAGACGTGCGCCTGCTGCGCGTGCACCTGCTCCTCCGGGAACTCGTCCCGCACAGCCCGCTGCGCCTCGACAAAGACGTCCACGTCGTCGCCAGCCGCGTGTTCCGAACACCGGAACTATCGCTTGATTGAATCCTCAACACTAGTTGGTTACTTATAACCCGTTCCAAACGATAACGGATATGACTATGCATCGGACCGTCATATAAAATCCTGCTACTATTGCAGGCTGGAAGGAAAACCAGTAAAGTCCGCGAAGGATGCCCAATGAGGCAAACCATAAATAACCATGAGGTTTTTCCGATTTCCTCTTAATAGAACTTGCATGAATCCTGTAATATTTATGCAAGCATCGTGTACATTGTTAACATG